GATCAATTCGATGCAAAAATGTGGAGTGAACTGAATAACTATTTTATATGTCATACCATGATAGAATGGCAAAAGCCAGAGTAGAGAGAAAAACTTTTGTCGTATGCAACTGGCCACTTGAGATCTCAAGGATTTGAAACAGCAAGTGCTAATTCCAAATAACAGTTGAGACTAGCTATCAATACTATGGCGCGGATATAGTCTAGTGATACTCGTTTAAGGCCTTAACGTGACATGGTCAGTATGATTTTAATCACACCCGTTTACTATTTGTTACTCGAGGTTTTTGTTACATTTATCTTATGTGGTTTTCTAACTATGTTGAAAGTGTATGGGTACTACGGTTTAATTGCATTAGCTGCGGAGGAAATACTTTATTTAAGAGGCTGGTAACTAATTCTGATAATTATAGCTTGGGCTGTTTTTTGCACCGAAAGTTCGAAGCACTGCGTATAACCGTGGATGTTGAGGGAAGGAAGACAAGTCTACTTAACTAGTTTTTGTATCCAATGCCTATTCGTACTACAGATATTGATAACTTATTCTGGATTTCCGCAATTAATATTGTTTGGTACTTGTAGAATTTTATTATTTTATGAGCTACCAAAGGCTAAGTATAGAAGATTCAGGAGAGTTGTCAGAGCCTTTTTTGATTATAGTTATGGCCGTTAACCGGACATGCCTAATGCTGAAAGATGGTCTGGTTCTGATTCCACAGTGGGGTATTCTATATGTAATAAAATTAGTGACAATAGAAGAGTTGATTTCAATCACCACAATCTGATATCTTGCTAAATATTTGATAAGGTAGGAAATAAGTTGCGAGACTAAAAATAGATAGACGCACTAACCTCTAGTATGTGTAGGTGTGAACCTACATATATACAGAGTAGCGGGGTGTACATCAAAGATAAAGACGAGAGGATGGTTTCTTATGACGGTAGATGCATGAATAACGTGTTTGATGCGATGTTCGGTAGACAACTAGGGAGTTACCTGAAACCTGATCCTCGTATAGTGCGAGGAGATTTTAGAAAATACGTCAGAAAACACTTACAACCCTATATAGATTCACTTAAGAGAGAGATTGATCGCAATAACTAATATAGTATTTACAAATACCTGTAACATATAAAAGACGTGGAACCTAAGAGGTACAAGCAACTGGTTAAAGCACACGATAATCTGATGCGTAATGGGGTAATCAATATGAAGTTGACAGGATTTGCAAAAACGGGAGAAACTTTTGAATCTAGGTTCGATAAGCTGAGGGAAAAAAAGAATAGGGCTAGGATGATATTTGGTCCTTCTGACACCTTGAAATTAGTTGGGGGGCATATAGGATGGACCCTAATTCACGCAGGGAAAAAGGTAGGGTTCACTAATATGATACACGGAATGAATACTGGGGACCTAGAGAATTACATCGAGTAATGTCTACAAGGGTATAACGACGATTTGTTTGTAGTCGGTAATGACGGCATGAGCCATGATGCTCATTAATCAGGTGACCTCATAACTGAGGTGGATACGTTCGTTCTTAATCAATTGTAGAATGAGTTTAGATATTTTTATCCTAGGAATTGCTGGACGAGTTTATAAGAAGTGATGCTTACTTAAGACTTTAAGATACAGATATTATATAGGAGGAAAGAATGGAAATCTAGGAAACCAAAAGTGCTATTAACTGGCTAGTTGCGGGGTACAGTGTACTCGGGTCACCCTTTCCGAACCACATGGGGCAATTCTTTGAGGGTCGCTTGTTACATGGGATTCATATTGGGAGTAGATCCAATAAACTCCCCCCAGGGAAACAAAATACTAGTAGCTGGGGATGACGTGTTGCTCTTATTAGGGAAGAAAGGATTAGATAAATTTAATGAGAGGATATGGAATTATTATGCTTAAGATAAAAATCCTAGAGTGCACGGGTTAGGT